TCTTTACATCAATCTTTATAAGTCAGACGAATCAGGGACGATTACTTGCTTGAACGGCACAAATCTGCCTAACGTAGTGATGGGTGGCTCAGATATAGCAAGCGCTCAAAGATGGCCTTCTCATAATCGGCAAATGAATGGCTTAGCGTTTGCGATTGTGAAACTAAATTACAACCAAACCGCTGGCACAACATCAATGCAGCCGGTTACGTTCCATGCTTCTCATTATCTAAACAGCACTGGCGTAGCAAAACCTGGCGATGTTTGGTATGACTATATAACCAACGTCAAATATGGCTGTGCAATGGATTCGTCTATTGTGGATTCAGCAAGCGCTACTGCACTAAACACCTACTCAGATCAAACCATCTCGTACTACGACAGCAACGGAAATCCAGCAACTCAAGCTCGATACAGAATTAACGGGGTTTTAGACACGGGGCAAGACGTATTGTCAAACCTAGACCAAATTATGCTGGCTTGCGATTCTTGGAATCAGTACAACGCCGCAAGTGGTAAGTGGTCGGTCGTTATTAACCAGCCAAGAAGCACCGATTTTGCTTTCGATGACTCAAACATCGTTGGTCAGATTACGGTTAGTGCATTTGATATTTCGCAGAGCATTAACCAGATACAAGCTCAATTTCCTAATAAGCTAAACCGAGATCAAGCGGATTATGTTTATTTAAACACTCCGACTATATATTTATTCACAAACGAGCCGGATAATAAATACACATTAACCTACCAATTGGTTAACGATTCGGTGCAGGTGCAATACCTTGCTAACCGACTGCTTGAACAAGCAAGGGAAGATTTAATCGTCACATTTGCAACCACTTATAACGGCATACAAGTTGATGCAGGGGACGTTATTAGCGTCACCAACGCCGCTTATGGGTGGACGAATAAGTTGTTCAGGGTCATCAAAGTGTCTGAGACATCCTTACCGGACGGGAACTTAGGTGCTGCCCTAGAATTAAATGAATACAACCCAGACGTATATTTAGATGGCGGGTTTAACTCCTTCTCACCATCTCCAAACAGCAACCTATCAAACCCCAACTACTTTAGTAATCTCACGGCTCCGACTGTTGTAAACATCAACACCATCGCAACGGTTCCTCATTTTGATGTGGTCTGCAATATCCCCGCAACGGGTCGGGTGACAAAGGTAACGCTGTTTTACACAACGGTGGCAAGCCCTGCGACAACGGATTGGAAATTGTGGGGCGTTCAAAGCGCAACCAACGCACAGCCTTTCCAGCCATCCTCGTCTTTAACGTTTGCTGACATCACGTTGCCGGTGAATACTTATTATTTTGGCTACCTCGTGGAGAACGAAAGCGGCGCATCGTCACTTTCCCCGATCTCGTCTAGCCTTAACTGGTCGCCTAACCTCATCACCACTGTGGGCAGTAGCCCTGCGATTTCCGGTAATACGATGACCGGCGCAGGCTCAACCATTGTGTCTAGCGGAAATTTTGCTTTTGGTAACGCAACAACTAATATCTCGTTTGATGGCACTACCATGACCTTAAACGGTAACGTGGTGGCTACGGGAAACATTAACTTAAATGCTGTTTCTGTTTTAGTAAATCCTTCACTTGGTTCAGATCAAACATTCCCTCAATCTGTTTCATTTCCATCTACTTATAACGGATTTTCATATACCGGCGGGACAACAGTAACAGTTAATTATGATTTCTTAACTGCAAGTGTTCCTAACTTAACATCTGGAATCATTTACACAACATTTTTTATAACTGCTATCAGCAACTACATAAATGGAAGTGGATTGCCTATTACTGGATACACAAGCACATCTGTTTTTTCTTTGATAGTTAACGGTTCAGAAGTTGCAACTTACACCGTGTTTAGCTCTAGCACTTTGACTACATACACTTATGTAGTGTCTACAAATTCAGGGATTTCCAATCCTTGCGTAATATCTTTAAGATTAAAAACTGTATCGGTTACTGTTTTTACGGCTTCTGCTGGAACTGTTAGCGGGTATATAACAACACCAACATCTGCTCCAAGTTCAACAACTAACGGGACGCAAATCTTAATTCAAGGATTTAAGCGATGACTTATATTCAACTTAATAATGGCTACGTTTCTCAGGTAATGGAAAGTACATTTATTCCCGATGAAACATGGATTGAATTTAACGATTGGAATAACTATAAAGTTTTGCAAAAAAACTCAACTGATTTATTCCATTATGAGACTTTGACTTGGGTTCAGGCTGATGAAATAACTTGTGCAAGTTTTGCAATTACTGACATATTAAGCAAAAGAAAACAAGAGCTTTTTAACTCAGACTGGACGCAGATACCCAATGGCCCACTTACGGCTGACCAGCAAACCGCTTGGGCAACGTACCGCCAAGCCCTGCGTGACATCACAAAACAATCCGGTTATCCGTTTAATATCATTTGGCCTTCTGCGCCTAATTAGGGCATAATTAAACCGACAAGACATGACAAGATTCCGTCCCCCGCGAGGTCGTGGGGAGCGTCAAAACCTGAGTACAGGAACAAATCATGTCGCTTTTTAGCAAAAATGTCATTACCCAAGTCTCGGGTTTTGATAACCCCCTTATTACCGGCGAGCTTGTCTATCAGCAAAATTGGTATTGGAACATTACCCTTCAAGACGTAGCCGGTGCGCCTGTCAATTTATCGACAGCTACCATTACCGCCAACATTGCGCGGCGCGAGATTTCAAATCTGATTGACACCCGTAATGGTTTGTCATTTGATGTTTCCAATTACACCCCGACACCAACCCCAATCAACCTGACGATCACAAACAAGGTTGATGCGGCGGGGTCTTTTACTTTGGTTATTGATGATACCGCCTGGGGGTTGATTAGCACAGACCCAGAGCTAGACATTAACGCCGTTAATCCTGTTTGCTTTACAGGGAAGATCAAGATTTCATTTGCGGCAAACACTCCGACCCCGGCTGAAGATGACATCATTTTCTTGATGTTCTTGGTTCGCTCGGACGGTGTAACTGTACTTTAAGGATTAAAAAATGGCTGTGTCTAAAGTTGTCGTAGTTGACGGTAATAACCTGATCGTTCGGATTGATCGTGGCGTAGCAGGGCGTAGCGTTACCGATGTCCAACCCGTTGAGATTAACAACGCTTTATATCTTGAGTTTTTCTTCTCGGACGGGACAACCCAAACCGTTGGGCCAGTTGGAACGATTCAGTATTTAGGTCAATCGCCTATCGTTGTCTCGGGTTCTACCATCAGTTTATCCACTGTCCCCGTTACTTTGGGCGGCACAGGGCAAACCACTGCTAATGCAGGGTTTAACGCTTTGGCTCCAGCGCAGACGGGCAATTCGGGTAAATACCTAAAAACCGATGGCACAAACTCGGCTTGGGATTTAATCGATATTTCCACAGCAGACATTACTGGCGTATTGCCTATTGCCAACGGGGGAACGGGTCAAAGCACCCAAGCGGCGGCTATTACGGCTTTGGCGGGTACACAAAGCGCGGGTAAATATTTGCGCTCTGATGGCACGAATACATCTTTGGCGTCTATTCAAGCAGCCGATGTCCCTACGCTCAATCAAAACACGACCGGCACTGCGGCTAATATCACTGCAACCAGTAACTCAACCCTGACGACTTTAAGCGTTTTAAGCCTGCCAGGTTCTCAGATCACGGGCAATATCTCGGGTAACGCCGCAAACGTCACCGGCACTGTCGCTATTGCAAACGGAGGCACAGGACAAACGACCGCTAACGCTGCCTTTAACGCTCTTGTGCCTGCTCAGACCGGAAACTCCGGTAAGTTCTTGACGACTGACGGGTCTAATACGTCTTGGTCGGTTAACCCTTTAGGTACAGTGACATCGGTGGATGTTTCTGGCGGCACAACGGGTTTAACGACCTCTGGTGGCCCTGTTACCACTTCTGGCACTATTACCCTTGCCGGTACGCTTGGGGTCGCTAACGGTGGCACTGGCGCTACTACGTTGACAGGTTATGTGTATGGCAATGGAACAGGGGCTTTTACAGCCTCAACAACCATTCCCACATCGGCTTTAACTGGAAACTTTGTTTCTACGTTTAGTGGCGGCACAACGGGTTTATTGCCATCTTCTGCAACTGCTGGCGCTGTTACATTGTCCGGTACTTTAGCGGTTGCTAACGGCGGCACAGGGGTGACTTCTTCTAGCGGTGCGAACTCGGTTGTATTGCGTGACACAAATCAAAACGTGTTTGCCAATAACTTCATTCCTAATACAACCACAATCACTTCTAGTTCTACACCGATTAACCTGACGATTGCTTCAGCGCAATATCAGATCGTTAATGGCAGTACGCAATCACAGCAATTTAACTTGCCTGATGCCACTACGCTAACAATCGGTGAGACGTATTATTTCAACAATAACATTACTTATTCATCCGTACAAATTAACGCGCATGATGGCACTACATCAATCCTAGCGTTACAAGCAGGTGGTGCAGCACACGTTATTTTGTTAAGCAACTCAACGACTAACGGCACTTGGGATGTGCACTCCTATGTTCCCGCATCAGCATCTTGGGGTAACGCTACTTTAAGTTTTAATTCGGCAAGCAGCATCTCTGGTTCGGTTACTTGGTCTGGTAATGCAGTCGGTATCGCTTATGGCGGTACGGGGCAGACAACGGCTAACGCAGCGTTTAACGCTTTAGCACCTAGCCAAACGGGTAACTCGGGCAAATTCCTGACCACAGACGGAACGAATACATCTTGGTCTACTAACCCACTAGGGACTGTGACAAGCGTGGCGGCAACGGTTCCGTCTTTCTTGTCGATCTCTGGTAGCCCTATTACCACATCGGGCACTTTAGCGATTACTTTGTCTGGCACTGCACTCCCCACTACATCGGGCGGTACAGGCTTAACCTCATTCACCGCTGGTGACTTACCTTACTACGCATCAGGAACCGCATTATCCAAATTAGGTATCGGTACATCTGGACAAATTCTGACGTCTTCGGGTACTGCTCCTCAGTGGTCTACATTGTCTGGTGTTGCGGTAACGACATTCAGTGCTGGAACTACGGGCTTTACCCCAAGCTCGGCAACAAGCGGCGCTATTACTCTTGCCGGTACTCTTGCAACTACTAACGGCGGCACAGGCTTAACTTCGTTTACAGCCAACCAAGTTTTTTACGCATCCAGCACAAGCGCGTTTGCTCAAAGCACAAACTTGCAATTTAGCGGTACTGACTTGACTGTTTACGGCATCACCGTAGGCCGTGGTGCAGGTGCTGTGTCTACCAACACTGCGGTGGGTGCTAGTGCTTTGACGACAAATTCAACAGGTAGCGGCACTTCTGCTTTCGGTGATAGAGCCTTGGCGGCAAATACAAGCGGTACAAACAACGCTGCTTTTGGTCAACTTTCTTTATACGGTAACACTGCAGGTGGTACAAACAGCGCCTTTGGTCATGGGACTTTATTTACGAATACAACAGGCTCAAGCAACACTGCCGTTGGAGACACGGCTTTGTTTGGCAACACCACAGCATCAAACAACACTGCTGTAGGTTATCAGGCCGGATACAGCAATACTACCGGCACTCAAAACGTGTACATGGGCGTTTATGCGGGACAAGTTGGAACTACAAGCTCATACAACATTGCACTTGGTTTTGGTGCGTTAAACCAGAACACTGGCTCAAACAATGCTGCTAGTGGTTATTACGCTTTGGCATCAAATAGTTCTGGTGCTTACAACACAGCACATGGCTCACAGGCCCTCTACGCCAACACCACAGCATCTAACAACACTGCTGTAGGGTATCAAGCTGGATATAGCAATACTACTGGGGCTGGTCTTACATTTGTAGGTAATGGAACAGGGTTTGCAAACACCACTGGTACAGACAATGTGGCAGTAGGCAGTGGCTATTCTAATGGATTTACTTTTTATACAAATACAACTGGCTCTTTTAATTCAGCTTTTGGTGGTGCAGCATTAAAACTTAACACTACTGGTTCTTATAATACGGCTATAGGTCAGAGTGCTTTATTGTCAAACACCACAGCATCTAACAACACTGCTGTAGGTTATCAGGCTGGTTATAGTAATACAACAGGAACAGCAATCAATGCTTTTGGGTATCAAGCCTTGTACGCAAATACTACGGGCATTGCCAATAGTGCTTTTGGTGGACTGCATACTGGTAACGTTGATGCGGCTCTGAGAGCAAACACCACAGGAAATTACAACAATGCTTTTGGTTCTGGAGCATTGAGCGCAAACACAACAGGCTCACAAAATACCTCCGTTGGCTATGCATCACTTGCACAAAACACCACTGGTAGTAACAATATAGCACTTGGACATAATGCGCTTTACAACAACACCACAGCCTCTAATGGCACAGCAGTTGGTTTGCAAGCCCTCTACTCCAACACCACAGCAGGAAACAACACCGCAGTAGGTTATCAGGCTGGTTTTTGGCAAACTGGCGGCAGTAACACGGCACTAGGATTTTCTGCTTTAAATGGCAATACGTCTGGTGGTACTGGCGGCATTAACAACGTGGCAGTTGGCAGTCAAACCATGTTGAATAGTACCACTGGTGGTTCTAATACTGCCGTTGGTACTCAAGCCCTACAATCCAACACCACAGCCTCTAACAATACTGCTGTAGGGTATCAGGCGGGGTATGCACAGACAACAGCAGACGGAAACGCATTGGTTGGCTATCAATCTGGGTATTCACTAACCACGGGAAACCTTAATTCATTTTTTGGCGCGGCGGCTGGTGGAGCTATTACAACGGGAACAAAAAATTCTATTCTTGGCCGTTACAACGGCAACCAAGGTGGCTTAGACATCCGTACAGCAAGCAACTACATCGTGCTGTCTGACGGGGATGGGAATCCACGGGCTTATCAATCAAGTACTGGTGGATGGTATCAATATAACAACTCAACATTATGGTCAATTACATCTGATATTCGCATTAAAAAAAATGTTGTTTCTTTGGAATCAGGTCTTTCAATTATTCAGGCTTTGCGTCCAGTAGAGTTTGACTACATTGAAAATGACAAACACGACATTGGTTTTATTGCTCAAGAATATCAAACTGTTTTGCCAAAGCAAGTCAATGTAAAAGACGATGGAATGTTGTCTTTAAGTCCAAACCTTGTGCCTTATCTTGTTAAAGCAGTGCAAGAACTCAAAGCAGAGTTTGACGCATACAAAGCAACCCACCCTTAAAAGGAAATATCATGACCACCTTCACCACCACCATCAAACAGATGTTCACCATCCCCAATCCAACGGGGTATGTTGTAAACGTGATTTATGAGGTCACCGGAGTTGACGGTCAACATACCGCCAGCATCGATGGCAATTGCCAATTCACTCCCACCCAAGGCGAAACGGGCTACACCCCATACGCAGATTTGCAACCCGCTCAAGTCATTGCGTGGATTCCCGCAGAGCAAATTGCAAGCGCACAGGCTTGTGTGCAAGGCCAAATCGACAGCATGATTACGCCTCCTGTCAGTCCTACAAACACGCCATTGCCTTGGGCTGCATGATGGATAACCAACAGCTATTTAATATCGTGGTAAGCGTAGGCGGTTTTTTAGCTGTCTACGTCTTTAACTCGATCACCGCAAAGTTACAAAAACTTGATGACAAAATTAACGACATGCCTCACGCTTATGTCATAAAAGATGACTATCGTGCAGACATTGCCGAGGTAAAAGCAATCCTCAAGCAAATTTTTGACAAGCTAGACGGTAAGGCTGACAAATGATTCCAATCGACCCGTTTGCCGCGCTAGATGCTGTCCAGTCTGCGATCAAGCTGGTCAAAAAGGCATCACAAACCGCTTCTGATTTGGGAAGCCTTGGGCCAGTTTTAGGCAAATATTTTGATGCCAAGGTCAATGCCATTCATGTCGTTGCTACGGCTAAATCAGGCGGGTTTAAAGGCTCGGCAATGGGTAAGGCGCTTGAGCTAGAGATGGCGCTTGAGCAAGCCAGGGAGTTTGAGGAATCTTTGAAGAATCTATTTTTCTCATCAGGAAAAATGGATGTCTGGATGAACATCAAAAAACGTGCGGCGGCGATGGAAGCCGAGGCGGCTAAAGAGATTGCTAGGGCTAAAGCGGCGGAAGCCAAGCGCAAGCAAGAGATCAAAGAGGCAATTGACTTTGCTGTCATCAGCATCTTGTCTTTGATTATCTTTGGCTTAGTGGTTTGGGGTGGAATCTACTTTTATCTGCACTGCAACAAATACGGATGCCACTGATGAAAGAAGTTGTCGAAGGCTTTAAAAAGTTCTTTAAAGTCTTTTGCTATGTCGCTTGCGTCTGGTGGTTTCTTGATTTCGTCAAGTCGCTACCCGAGCCATTAGCGGCAAGAGTCATGGACGCTGCTTTGTCTAAACTGCCTTTTTAGGACTGACATGAAATATCTCTTATTTGCTATGTTGATTGGGGTTGGTTGCCTAGCAGCCTGTGAAGACGTTTACTTGTATAGTTATAACTGGTAAAATAACAAAAGTCCCAACAGCGGTAACTGAATGGGACTTTCTAACCAACACGATGAAGGAGCATCAAATGGCTGAAAAAATTTTATCACGAGATCGTCTTTGTGAATTGCTTGATGTAAACACAGAAACTGGTGTATTTACATGGAAATACACAATGGGTGGCAAAGCAAAAAAAGGACAACAAGCTGGCGCACTTACTGCTAATGGATATGTTTCAATTCGAGTTGATAAAACTGATTATTTGGCACATAGATTAATGTGGTTATATGTATATGGAGCGTTTCCAATATTGCATATAGATCATATTGATCGAAACAAAACCAACAATACGCCGATCAATTTAAGGATTGCTACGCCAAAACAAAACGGAGAGAATAGGTCTTTAAAAAGCAACAATTCGTCAGGACACCGTGGCGTATTTTTTCGCAAATATTTGAAGTCAAAACCTTGGGCAGTAAGCATTATGAACAATAGAAAAACAATTCACATTGGATATTATTCAACTGTTGATGAAGCAATTGTTGCAAGACGCAAAGCGGAAGATATTTACTTTACGCACCATAAGTCATGAAAACAACATTGATTATTTTGTTTTGTCTTTTGGTATCTGGTTGTTTTGATGACCGTTACCGATATATATGCCAAAATCCCGACCACTTTACGGATGCTGAGTGTCAAAAGCCTAAATGCCTATTTACTCAGCAATGCCCTGAGTATTTAGTCGCACCCATTCTGGAGAAACAAATTGAGCCAAAACCAGAAAACCGTTGAACAAATTGAGATTTATGTCTGGGCTTTTGTGGTCATTGTCGTGACCTTGATATTGGCGTTTATCGTTATTGCGCTACTTTACTCTGTAACCTTTGTCACTCAGCCAATCAAGTCAATGGCTCCTATTGACCAAGCATATACAAAGATGCTTAACGACATCGTACTATTGGTTGTTGGTGGTATTGGTGGGGTGATGAGTAAACGGGCTGTGGGTGCTGCTGCCAATGCTTTGGCTACCCCTCCTACTAACCCTCCAGCTGTAAACTCAAATGCGCCAGCTGTAAACTTAAATCCTCCAGTTGTAAACTCATTTGGGGCGCAACCGCTTGGAAACATGAACTGGATGAACTTCCAGAATCCCGCGCTGGATGAGACTTGGACACCTCCACCACCCCCGACTACACCACCTAATCATCTTGAACCCGATGAAGACCGTGTAGCCCTTGCATTAGCCCGTAAAGAGGCTGAATAATGTTCGGCATACCTTCACCCTACCTAATCCTCGGCGCGGTCTTGGCGGCGCTTGGAATCTATTTCACAGGGCATCACAAGGGTTGGGTTGAACGTGACATGGAAATGCAAGTGGAAATCGCCAAGAAAAACGATGAAGCCCGCGAAATCGAACGGACGATGACCACCAAGTTAAACGACAACGCCACCAAGCTGGAGGAAACCAACAATGTCCTTGCTGAAAAATCTACTGCCCTTGACCGTGCTATCCGTGCTGGCCGCTTGCGGCTCCCCGCCTCAAGTTGCGTACAAGCCACCCCAAGTGCCTCCACTTCCAGCGGGAATCCAGAAACAAGAAGCCAACCTAGTGGACAGGCTGACCAAACTGCTGATGCCACCCTCGCAGCCATCGCAGAAATAGTCGCCCAGGGTGACAAGAACACAGCCCAATTGAACGCATGTATAGACGCATATGAAGCCGTAAGGAGCCAATTAAATGGTAACAAGTGATCAATTAGCCAAGATCGGCATCGGCGCTCAGTGGGTTGATGCGCTAAACGAGACTTTCCAAAGGTTTGGCATTAACACTCTTAATCAGCAAGCAGCGTTTATCGGTCAATGTTCGCATGAGTGCGGTAACTTCCGAGTGTTGGAGGAAAACCTAAACTACAAAGCGGCAACCCTGATGAGGTTATGGCCCAAGCGCTTCCCAACTTTAGATATAGCAAACCAATATGCGGGTAATCCCAAGAAAATTGCAAATTCTGTTTACGCTAATCGCATGGGCAATCGGGACGAGTCTAGTGGTGATGGGTATCGCTTTCGAGGCAGGGGTTGCATCCAAACAACCGGACACGCTAGTTATTATCACGCTGGTCAAGCATTAGGCGTGGACTTTGTGATGAATCCTGACCTAGTGGCAAACCCCCAATACGCTGCCCTTACCGCTGGATTTTTTTGGGCTACACACGGTTTAAACCCGCTTGCTGACCAACAAAATCACGAGCTAATAACTAAGCGCATCAACGGCGGTTTAATCGGCTTAGATGACCGGATCAAACGCACCAATGACGCGCTTAGAGTGTTAAGCTGATTTTACGAATATGCCGTCTGCGCCTAAAAATCCCTTTCGGTCTTTGATTTGATTAAACGCATGGGCTAAGCAATCAACAAGGTTAAGATCGGCGCAAGCACATCCCATGATTAACGTCACCAGGATGTCCCCATAAGCATCAATCATTTCCTCACGGTTGTTTTCTCGAATAGCAGCGTAAAGCTCATCAAGTTCTTCTAAGGTTTTCTTTGCTTGAGCAGCGGGGGTAGAGGTCTGGACAATGCCCCGAGCCTCCCCCCACCTGATGACCTTTAGCTCAAGGTCGGCATAACTCATTGCACAGTTTCCGCTTCTGCGGGTTGGACTTGTGGGCTTGCCTCGGACTGGATACCGTTGATTAGTTGGTTAACCTCCTGAAACGGACGGGTTCCTAAATACTGAAGCACAGCATTTACAAGTTCGGTTGAAAGAGAGATAGTTTTAGGCATTTAATGCTCCTTAGTTAAAAAAATAGGTGGGGTACTCGCTGCGTCTGGTGCATATGGCAACCACCGCAAATGAAGTGGCGCTACCAGCATCCGCTTTCCCCCGTTGAATTGGTCAGGTTGTTTGGAGTCGAACCAAATAGATTTCTAACATACTTTGCTGTTTATTACGCATTCTAGAAATTGCCTTTCAAGCAAATAGCCACAGAAGAAACTTTGCACTAGATATGCAATCGTGCCACCACATCACGCTTCAACCTGTTTTAATCAAAAGCTAATGTCGTCATCCTTGGGAGTGTCTTTTTCCCGTGGTTCGTTCAAGTATGCCCATCCAGACCAACCACCTTCCATCACTGGCATGTTGTCGATCTTGAGCATTTCCCCGTTTTTTGTGTCAATCACTGACCCTATTCGAGTGTATCGGTTCTTTTCTTGCCCTTGGGCATTAGTGTATTTTCCCGTAATAACGGACACTTCTTTTAGTACTTTAGCCATAACGTCTTTCGTTTAGTTTCACAATTTTTGCATCTAGTTCACTAAGGAACTCTTTTACTTCGGTCTCTAATCCTTTAATAATTGAGTCGTGGTATTCAACCCGCTTGATAAATAACTTTAACCCATCGGGCATTCTGGGGTCAAAGCTCACAAAGTCACACCACTGCCTTTGTGTGCAAGCCATTTGCCACATCATTTGCGTGATGTACTTAGCAGGCACTTTTTCAGACAGCAATGTGTCAATGTGTGTGGAGGTGTTGGGGCATTTAATCTCGATCAAACCAAATAGCCCCACTAACCCGTCAGGGGACGCGCCAGCCTCGTTAATCGTTGGGTGTACAACAAAGCCTGTTTCCTCAACCAACTCGTTCACAGCGGCCTCATAAGCTGCCCTGGCGTATGGCTCTTGTTGCGTTCCCCATTCCATAGCGGGGCTAGAGTACCCTTCGATTGGTGCACCTGTCATGCGTTCACACACCAATTGAGCCATGTAATTTTCACGCGATGCGCTGTAACCTGATTTTGTCTTTGCAACAATATCCGCTACGCGCGAGGCGGTCACCTTGCCACATCGGGCGGCAAACCATTCAGGCGATCTTTGCTCCATTACAGTTTCCCTTTCATTTTGTCTTTTGCGGCAATTACTTTCTTTTGCCAAACTGGTTCATTGTTTGCGTAACTGTAAGCCTTGACATAAGCCTTTTTTAAATCTTCTTCTGTCGTGGTAGCTTCAATTGCCGCCAGATGGTCAGCCATCACTGATTCATTAACTTCTGATTTCTTAACTTCTGTTTTGCGGCTGGCAGCGTTACCATCATCATCTTCTGGAGCAATACCGCAAGCAGCCATCAAGGAGTAACGCCGAGCATAAGTTAACGCTGACCCGTAACCCTGGGGGTCATGCTTAACAGCGGGAACGTGGAGTTTTCCGCAAGATAAAGTCTCACCGGATTCATGAATGAACACAGTCTCTACGACTACACCAGTGTCTGATTCCGAGCACTGCTGGACAAGAGCGATGCCGTTGTCGTTTAAACCGTTTATAACGGCTTCTACGCAAGCGGACAGGTCAGCGTATCGGCTGCGGAAATGTGGGTTTGTAGAGGTCTTTAAAGCGGGGCCAAAGGCTTTTTGAGCTTTGACCAAGGCTGTTGCAATGTTTTTCATAATTCGTCTTTCTTTGTTACTTTGATTGCTAACAGATGCTTGTCACCCAACTGGCGCACAGACTTAACCCACTTACGGATATTGCTCCTAGCAATGTCGCGGGGTACGTCATTAATTGCCCAAAGTTCACGAGCTCGTTTGAGGATTGATGTGTTCATGAAATCACCTTTAATTCGCTATCTGTACTGAAGCACTGAACAGTAAATTCATTACCGTCCTTGTCAGTGATGACGATGTAACGCACTTTGTAACTTGTGCCATCTCTGATTTCTTTAACCTCAATGGTTTTAACTTGGTGAAGGGTTAACGAGTTCATTTCAACCCCTCCAGGCTAATAGAATGGCAAACACAGCGCCGATTGCGATGGCGGCTAAACAGTCTAAGATTTGATCTTTCATAATTTGTCTTTCTTGGGGCCGAAGCCCCGTTCAATTTATTAAACAGTTGCGCGAATAACAATGCCGTTATCAGTACGCGACCAATCTAAACGGTTCATTTTGCGAAGTTTGCTTTCAGCAGCAGAAAACGAAATGTTTCTGCTACTCATTTTGCGCCATCCTTTGCGAAACGATGGATGGTAAAACTTGTATTCGGTGCTGTTGAGATATGCGCCATCAAGAAGAAGGTCAAGAATTTTTTGGCTGTTCATGATTTGCTTCCTTAAAAGACCCTTTTGCGAAATTGCTAGGGCATGGGTGAATTATAAGCCAACTTATTACGGAATTTCCATCTTTCCAAAAAAAAATTAAAAAAATTTTGGTTTTGTTACAAATTTGCCCGATAAGGTCACTTATACTAACGGCATGGAAAAATCAACTGCAATACGGCTCGCAGGGTCACAAACCAAGCTGGCTGCGATACTTGGCATCGCACAAAGTGCTGTGGCACAATGGGGCGAGGATGTCCCGATGATGCGGATTTATCAACTAAAAGTCTTAAAGCCTGGGTGGTTTAAGGGTGAAAAACCAACCCCAAAAGCAATGAGGCGAGTATAGAAAAATTAGGTATAATTTTTGAAACACGGCTAGGTTGGGATTGATCCCCCGACCGAAAAGCGAACTCCCCGCCTGCCGCAGTTTCTTTTCTGGGAGATTTGCGGAGTTGCTTAAATGCACTATTACCAATTTCACATTGGTGACTACATCAGTCACACTCGCCACCTTTCTTTGATGGAAGATTTGGCTTACAGAAGGCTTTTAGACTTTTATTTTTTGCATGAAAGTCCTATAAAACAACGTGACATAGCGCGTCAAATTGGCATGCGCGACTATGAACAAGACGTTTTAACCGTCCTCAATGAGTTCTTCATGTCAACAGAGGAAGGCTTTGTAAGTCCTCGTGCCGACAAGGAAATTAAGCAATACAAAGAGTTTTCAGAAGCCGGTAAACGTGGGGCGGCTAAGAGGTGGGCAAAACCCCCTGATGAGGAGGCTAATAGCCCCCCTAATGCTACCCCAATAGCAACCAATAACCATAAACCAATAACCAATAACCAAATAAATACCAATATATGTCCACCTGACGGTGGCCTTCCGAGTTGCGACCATGAAAAAGTTATTGAGCTTTACCACCAGCACCTTCCAACATTGAGAAGGGTAGAGGTTTGGAACGACACCAGAAAAGGCTACCTTAGACAGCGATGGCGGGAAGTGGCTGAGGAGCTATCCAAAGAGAAGGAGATTGTGGCTTCTGATGTACTGAACTGGTTTGCAGAGTTTTTCGACCATGTAGGGCAATCCAAGTTCTTGACTGGCAGAGTAACCAGCAAAGACGGGCGAGCGTTTTTAGCTGATCTTGAGTGGATTTTGAAACCTAGCAACTTCGCAAAAATCATTGAAGGGAAATATCATGGCTCTAAATAACTTTCGCATTAACCAAACCAAAACTGAGGATGATGATTATTCACGTTATTGCTCAGTAAATAATTGCCAAAATCTTTGGTCGGTGAGAGCTGACGGTGATAAACAAAAATGCTCTTATCACCAATGGCTTAGAACTGATAAGCCAAAGAAAGCACCGATTTTTCCAAACTTGCAACAAAAATCTAAACCTGCATCAACATGGTATGACGAGGTGGAATTTTGACTTATGACCAAGCAAACAGAATCCTTGACCGCACCCGCGAAGGGTGGGAATTTAGCGAATTTGTCGTCCTCAGAGCTTTGGAGCTTACGGGAGACTATGAACCAAATGGAAGCGAAAGAATGGATACGCCGCTACAAAAAGAAAGCGATGGAGGAAGGCAAACTTGAGGCTTTTAACTGGTGGCAAGAAACGCTAGAGGACATCGAGAAAAAACGAGGCAAGCAAGCGGCGCAAGATTTACGAGATCGGATGAACTCTTTAAAGGAATCAAATGACTGACGAACAAATCATTGAGATGGCTAGACAGGCAAATTTACCAAGTTGTTTAGCAACTCATCCAAAAGCACTTAAACGATTTTCCGAACTGGTAACAGCAAAAGAGCGTGAAGAGTTTGCAGTCCATGCAGTAGACATTGCAAGGCGAGCAGTTGCAGAGGAGCGTGAGGCGTGTGCAAAATTGTGTGAGTCTGAATCATCAAACGTGGCAGAGCACATGTTTGGCAAAGAATGTGCCGCAGCAATCCGAGCAAGAGGAAACACATGACATTCATGGTAACTTTTTGCGTAGAAGGCACTCCTATCGGCAAAGGACGACCCAAGTTTGCTCGCCGTGGCAACTTTGTTTCTGCTTACACTCCAACCAAAACCAGAGACTACGAATCCATTATTGCTCAAGCAGCCAAAAATGCCATGCTGTTTGCCGAGCCTCTAAAAACGCCTGTAGCGGCTTATATCTATGTCACAGTACCTGTGCCTACCTCATACCCCAAATGGCGCAAGGAGATGTGTTTAAAGGGCTTCCAGAGACCTTGTAAGCGCCCTGATCTGGATAACATCCTAAAAGCATACTTAGATGCGATGAACGGGATTGTTTATGACGATGACACCCAAGTCGTCAGTTTGCACAGTACAAAGGTGTATGGAACTGAAGGGCGGGTAGAGGTGATGATTAAAGAGGAGCAGCTTTGATCTTTCATCTCCAAACCCCAGAGCAAGCCAGCGCGTTAATGAACAGCATCTGGCCCAAGGTCAAAGACAATTTGCGAGCTGGAAAACTGCTGCAATTAGAGATCAAACCTCAAAGCAAAAGCCGTGACCAAGAGGAAAAATATCACGCAATGATTGGGGAAATAGCTACCCAAGCGCAACACCTGGGAGCTAAGTGGTCAGCAGAGGATTGGAAACGGCTTCTGGTAGACCTATTCGCCAAGGAAACAGGGCTACAAGGCGGCAAGATTATCCCATCCTTGGATGGCTCAGGAATCGTCCAATTAGGGCTACAAACCCGCAATTTCACCAAGGAACAAGCGATGGAGTTCATCACTTTCCTAGAAGCCTGGGGCGCTGAAAAAGAAATTATTTTTAAAAATGTTGATAAATCCATATAAGTGAGCTTATAATTAGTCCATGCCTCAATCCCGAGGTCTTTTAAGGAGCTAGTAATGCCAACATTTGTGACTCATGCAACAGTGGAAAGCGAAGATGTGACGGTGCATCTTGATTACATGTATGACGATTACGGAGTGTTTTCCAGCGAAATCACCAAAGTGATTTACAAAGGCGTGGATGTCTTTAACCTTTTGAGCGAAGATGTCCTTTACGAACTAGAGGCTTTTGCCGATCACAAATTGGATAGACAAGATGACTAGTCTAGTCCATATTCTGATTATCGGCATGATTACTAATTTAATCAGCATATTTATATTATTTGCCCCGCCTGCAAATCAATATTTCCATAATCACCCTGAATGTTCAATCACATTTAGCCCTGATTTAACTACAAAACAAAAGGCATTTTGCCGTGAATGGAATAAAAAATGACAGCACAAAAAACGTTTGAAGCCATTATGAAAACAAATGGTCATACAGACTTTTCACAAACCAAAACCGGCAAATATGTTGTTCCAGCTATCCAAACACGCTGGAAATACTTTTTACTCGGTTGGGAAATGCGAGGTGTTATATGACACCTACACCGAAACTGCGCTTTGTTGAGCGCTCTGTGCCTCTGCATCCGTGCTACAAAACTGTTGATGCCCAAGGCAACACGGTGCAAACCATGCAAACTTTTCGTATCCTCCAGCAATGGTGGGCCGTGGAACGCGCTGGACAAATCACGCCTACGGGCGAATGGCGTGATGTGCCAACAGAAAAGGAGCAAGCATGAACGAACGAATTAAACAACTTGCCACAAAAGCAGGATTACTCACATACAACCCCGGAGGACTACCAACCAAACTGGAAATGTTCGCCGAGTTGATTGTGTTAGATATATGTGATCTGTTTGACAAAAGAGCCGAGCCAAATATAGGGTTTTACGAACCACACGAACCCGCAAAATTAATCAAACAACATTTTGGGATTGAACCATGACTAAAAACGAAGCCCTACGCTTGGCGCTGGATGCGTTGGAAATGTACGAATTAGAAACAAATTCAGAGTTTCAACGCAAAGCAATCACCGCAATCAAAAAAGCACTGGCACATTTAGAGCCTGAGCCGGTAGCAAAGGTGGCGGAAATTCACCTAAGCCGTTACACAATTGAGTGGGTAAATGGCCCTTTGCCGGAAGGAACGCCCCTCTACACCCAACCAAAGGAATAAACATGGCACTTTGCGATTACATACTTTGCTGCAAATGCGACATTAAGCTCATCTATGACGGCGACAGAGGTAACCGTGAATGGTGGGAGGAACGCTTTGGCTCCGAACCAGAGATTAAATGCCCCAATTGCGAGCGAGAAGCACATGTCGATGGCAACGACACATGCCAAGAACGTGTCGATAAAGCGGAAGAAAAACGACACGAGCCTGTGGAGGTTGACCGAGCCACTATGGAGTTGGCTGAAAGTGTTGGTCTGATTGGCCCTGCAAGCAGGACGCATGACTTACACAATGCAATTCAGCGCTTTCACGACCTGATATGCGCCAACGCAACAATCAAGGCGGCAGTGGCTTTTTCTCGCACTAAGGAGTAAGAACACATGAACAACGAAACCCAAAGAATGATGGAAGCACTGATGCTGATATATGGCAGTGATTTACAAGCCGCAACGATAACGGTGCTACTTAAAGATGGCGACACAGCTTTTCGCTTTATTACACAAAGTTTGCCACAGAAGGAGACAGAGAAATGAACGAAGAATTACGGCAATTGCGCATTGAAAATAAACTTTTGCGTGAAGAAAATGAAAGATTGAAAAAAGAAATTGCCAATCAAGACGCAATGCTGGAGCGTCAAACAGCCCGCATTGTTGAACTGCAAGAACACATTGAAAACTTTGATGGAGAAGACAGATGATTTGCGAACATTGTAATTATCGATGTGCGTTGCGCGGATTAATTGTTTGTCGTAAATGTTTTAACGAATTTTCTGGAGAAGACCGATGAATGATTTATTCAAGCCGCATCAATGCCCACGATGCTTTGGTTTATTTAAGGTAGGTGACAGGTTTTATAACGATTCAGGAACAGTCTATCACTGGATTTGCTGGGTAAATAAATCAAAGGAGTAAGACATGAGTAAAAAAGCAATGAAGTTGGCGCTGGAGGCGTTGGAAACGCTTGAAAAATGCGAACCAAGTTACTCAAAGATTTGGTCTCTTAAAGATAACGCCAGAATTACTATCACCGCCATCAAAAAAGCCTTGGCACAGCCAGATCAGGAGTCTGTGCAAGTATCACCACTTGAGTTTGTCACGATGGTGATGGAAAAAGAACATTTGATTGGCAAGCCGTTGTTCTGGGCTGAATGGCCTAACAAGGAGCAAAAACCATGATTGAGGACTTAACACCTGAGGAAAACGAGGAATTTAACCGTATTGAGGTTGAATCAAACGTCCGCAAAATGGCGGTAAATGCTGCTTTACAAAAACTGCATGATGTAAAACTCGGTTTATATAAAGGTGTTTATCCATTAACTGACGATGAATTGAAAGCCTTAAATGACATATGACGAAAAGAAACAAGCATGGTGGGAATGGCACAAAGAAAATCCTAAAGTGTGGGAATACTTTGAAAGATTCTCATTAGAAATTGTCAAAATGGGGCGTAAAAAGGTTAGCCATTGGTTAATCATAAATAGGATTCGCTGGGAGGTTTATATGGAAACCACCGGAGAGTTTAAAATATCAAATGATTACATCGCCTTTTATGCTCGACTATGGAAGGCTAAATACCCACAATATGCCGATCTGTTTAACACAAAGAAAATGATAGGCGAAACAGAATATGAACGGATGATACAAAAGACCAAAAACCATCTGATTGCCAAAAAAGATGTGGTCGAAATATGAAATTCCCAAAGCACCAATACATCCGCAGTCACGAGCTACTTAGAAACGCCAGGGAATTGCCCTGCCAACATTGTGGTGCTGATGACGGGACTGTGGTGGCTGCTCACTCAAATTGGGGTGCAGGCAAGGGAAGGTCAATTAAGTGTGATGACAACCACATCGCCTCGTTATGTTTTACATGTCACGCAGAAATAGACCAAGGGAAAACACTGACAAAGAAACAACGCCAAGAGCTATGGTTTGAAGCGCACTTGAAAACAGTCATCAAACTGGTTGGCTTAGGTTTATGGCCTAAAGACGTACCGTTTCCATGAAAAAAACACTTCAATTGATGCTCTTTGAGGAGCAAGTTTATTTCAGTCTGTTCAAAATGTGGGATTGTGTAGACAATTGGGACTTTGAGGGAGCGATGTATTTTCAATTGCTTTATCTCAGTTACAAGTCACAATTACGCAAGCGCTTGAGCAAAAAAACCTTTGTTCAGCGGATGGAATTAGCCCAGATCGCATTATTTGGTCACACATTAGACGGAAACCCAAAGGATTATTAAATGATTACTAAGAAGCCAGATGGTTGGTACAACGGCAAAAATGGCCCATTTGTTAGCCATGTCCGAGCCTTAAACGCAATAAACGAAAACATCAATGAAAAGCGTGAAAAAGGTTTGGTCATCGCCATCGACTATCACGACACTTACGAAGCAGACCCAAAGCTGTGGGATTGCATCATCAATTTGTTTTGGTTACGCAAAGATGAGGTCATTTGCATCAGCCGAAACCACAAGGGTGACAAACAGGAAATCTACGACACCATCGGCAAAGTGATCGGAAAAAAGAATGTCTACATCACAAACGGAGAAGGCAAACAAGAATGGTGCAAACAGAATAATGTAAAAGTAGACATCTGGATTGACGACAACCCACAACACATAACAGAGCATGAGTGATGCCAACCGCGCCTCATAACACCAAATGCGCGAGTTTGGGTTGCAAACAACAACGATCAAGATTAAGCACATATTGCTTAGATCATGGCGGCAGAGACACATACGTTGGGAAAATTACGCATGAACGTAAAGAAATTAACGCAATGTACGATCAACCCTTTTGGAAGAAATTTCGTAAGGCGCAATTGAGCAGACAACCATTGTGCCAAGCGTGTTTATGTCAAGGACACATTAGTCCAGCCAACCAAATAGACCATTTGTTTGCATGGCGAGCATTAAACAAAGAAGCCTTTTACAACAATATATTTCAAAGCTTATGCGTTGAGCACCACAGTCACAAAACAGGTCTTGAACACAAAGGGATATATAGACATTACAATGTCAAAGACGGAATAAAGGATTACAACATCGGAGATTATGGATACGCAATGATGCACCTAAATGGTGCCGACACATTGTGTGGCGATTCACTCGAGCCATAAACTTAAAAAAATGTCATGTGTTTACAAT